GGAAAACGGGAGAAAAATTTATGGAACAACAAGAAAGTTGGATGCATCAAATCAGAGAACTTGCTTCTCCAATAGAAAAAACCGAGTACGAAGTTTACAAGCGTGAAGCACAAGTAAAAAAACTACAAGCACAGTTAAAGTTAAAAGCTTTGGCAGAGGGAATCAAAACAACATCAGCACAAGAAACTTACGCAGAAGCTTCAGACGAGTTGTATGAAGCTAGGCTTAGAGTTGGAGTGGCTAAAGGTGGATTGTCTGCTCTCAAAGTAAACTTGAAAGGATTAGAGATAGGGTTTGAAGAGTGGAGGACTAAGCAAGTCTCTGCTAGGAAAGAACAATCTAGGTATGGTGCGTGAAAGGTAGAAACCCTACAGCAGATGAAAAGAGACACATGAATAGAGTCAGTCAGATAGGATGTATTGTCTGTAAGAATCAGGGTAACGACTTTGTACCGAGTGAGATTCACCATACTCAAGGCAAGACTAAGGTAAACGCACATTTCCTGGTTTTGCCTTTGTGCTTTCAGCATCACCGAGAAGGAACAATGAATGGCTTGTGGGTGAGTAGGCATCCTTGGAAGAAAGAGTTTGAGAAGAGATACGGAACAGAACAAGAATTATTAGATCAAGTTAAAGGAATAATAGATGAAGCTTAAATCAATTACGTTTGATAGCACAGATGAACAGTTTGTAATTGAGACTACAGAAGTGAAGGCTAAATCTTTTACAGGTGCGGAAAGAAAGTTTAAGGGTAAAGAAGTTGTAGCAATAGTGAAGATAGATGATGAAAGATTTTTGGTATTTATTGAAAAGTAAAACTAGTGGAAGTTACTTCCAGTATTTTCTGGCGACTAGGAATATTTTTTTTAGGGCAGGTCTGGGATGGTAACTATGATCCTTCCTTTGGAAGTTTATTATTCTAAAAATAAGAAGTTTATTCTTAATCTTAACAATTATAGAAACGCACACTACAGAATTTTATCTAGTGCCAAAAGAATTTACTCTGAAAATTTGGTAGCAGAATTGAATGAGTGGTCTTTAAAACCTAAGTTTAAGAATCCTGTTACGTTAGAGTACGTTTACTATGCAAAAAGTAATAGAAGAGTAGATGTAAGTAACCCCTGTTCTATTATAGATAAGTTTACTTGTGATGCTTTGGTCAAAGCTGAAATCCTGGAGGATGATAGTTCCAAACAGATTAAAGAAATTTATTATGTTTATGGGGGAGTGGATAAAGAGTTTCCTCGTTGTAGATTAACAATAAAAGAGGTATGGGATGACTAGATATATATGTGATGTTTGTGGGTGTAATATGGAAAAACCAAAGAGTATTACTATGGCTATGCCGACAATATTTGAAAATTTAACAGTAGCATTTTCTGATGAGTTATGTAAAAAATGTGAGGAGTCTGATAATGATGTTAGTTGAACAATTGAAAGATGATTTGCAGAAAAGAAAGAGAGCCTTTTGGGATTGGCACAACGCTAACCCACAAGTCTATGAGAAGTTTGAAGAGTATACTTTAGAAGCTATCGCTACAGGTAGGAAGCATTACTCTCATTGGGCGATCATTAATCGCATCAGGTGGAACAAAGAGATAGAGACTAACGGAGAGGAGTTTAAGATAAGCAACGATTACATCTGCTTCTATGCTCGTACATTTATTGCTTACAATCCGCAACACAAAGACTTCTTTAAACTTAAACAGTTAAAGGAAGAAAAGCTTATAAAAGAATTAGAGTCCTCCTTGGAGGATAGGCACGTTAGCTTTCTTCCTCAACTCAGGAATGAAGGCTAGTCTTCTGTCTCTTTCTGCTTCTAGTTCTTGAAGCATTTCTGCTTTAACTATAACCGATATATCAGTCCTACGCATAAGCCTGTCTCTTTTATTTCTCCAATTAGCCAAGTATCTTTCCATTGCTCTAACTCTGCCTTTCACATTCATCAATCCTTTAACGTCAGACTTGTAAGCACCGAGTTCATCAAAACGTCTTTGTTTTCTTAAACTATTGAGTGTTTGTACGGCTGAATCTACTTCACCTCTCAGTTCATAAAACTGTTGTTGCAACCCTCCCATTTTTTTATTATCTACAACTAGTCTTTTAATTAGTGGATACTGTGCGAAGTTAGTTGGATTACTAAAAATATTATTTGGGATGTATGGAGAACCTGTCGCAGTTCTTGTAAGTGAATCTACAATATCCAACACATAACTTCCGAGTGTTCCTGAATATCCGTTCAATACATACTCAATCTTTGTAGGCGAGATATTTAAAGCTTCACCGATAAGTCTAGCTAACTCATTGGTTTGTGGTGAGGATTGATATCCTGGCTCTCTCTTTAGTTTGTAGTAGGGTACAATTTCTGTATTAGTAAACGCACTTCTATTAGTTACCGCTTCAAACAGAGGCTTTATTGCTTGTATGCTAATGTCACCTGATAAGAAAGGTATGTTTGCAGAAGTTCCTAGTTGTCTTCTTATAGACTCAAAAGGGTCTTTCTCTACTGATTCCTTAACTCCTAACACTTTCTCCCCTAAAACGAGGTCTATGAACCTCTCAGGGATAGCTTTAAACATCATACCAATCTCAAAAGGTATGGGTATTTTTAATGTGTAATCAAAAGGAGTTGGTATCAACCAATTGTCATCTCTAAGTTCTCTCTTGGCTTCTTTATATTCTTCTGTGTCACTAACTAATAGATAGTAAATTAGAGTAGAAGCCATAATAGTTCCACCCCTTAAAGCAGTCCTTCTAAATATTCTGTTCTTTAGTTCATCTAAAGTTTCACCTTCTTGTAACTTATCTTGTGCAGAGTAAGTACCTCTAAACGATCTGTATATGAGATCAAGACCTTGAATTCTAGCGTTTAAAAAAGGTATAGCAGACGTTACAACTCTGAACATTGGTGATAGTCCTCTACGACCAAAGTTAATTACTTCTAAAGATTGATAGGCTGCTTCAGATAAGGCTGCTGCATCTGTATAAACTTCACCTGTTCTTTCGTCTATAGTATCTTTCATGCGTTTATAAACTGCATCAAATACCCCTTTACGAGTAGCTCCATCTGATTTTGTTGTTAGTCCACCAAGACCATCCCAAAGTTTATAGAAAGCATTTTGAGCTGATATACCATTATCAGAAGTAAGACCTTGCTGTCTTCTTATTCTTGCCATGTAATCAACTACATCACCTTCATCATTGGCAAAATCATAACCGCCAATAACACCAAACCTTTCTAAGTCTGACATATCAGCAAACATATTCTTCATGGTATCTATCATTGGAGTAAAGCCGTCTTCTCCAGCAGATAAATTTACACCTGATGTTACAGTTGCAGATAGTGTATCTCTTAGTAAGTTTACTGCTATAAACCCAGGATCACGAGTAACTGTGTCTCTTAGTATAGTAGAAGGAAATGCTAACATTTTTGTAATAAAGCCTACTTCTGCACCGCCTAATGCTCTTATGCCATGAAATAGTTCAGGGTCTGCAATGTCATAATATTTTTTAAATCCGTTTTCAAAAACAAATATTGTGTTAGCACCTTGAGTTTGGTTTGGGTTTAATACTTCTGCTTCACCCATAGCTCGTAAACTTTCTACTAATTTTAAAGCTCCATCATTTTTCATAGAAGCAGTTAGTATAGATAGAGAATTTCTAGCTATAGCCTCTAATGGATTTACATCTATAGGTTTATCTGAACCTTTAAGTTGAATATTTAATGGATTATTAGGTAAAGAACCACCACCTATTCTTGGTGCAGTAATACCTTCTTCTTCAACCATATCTCTATAGAAAGGATAGTAAGTTGATTTTGCTTTCCATTCAGCAGCTTGTTCTGAATTTAATAAACCTTTAGCTTCAGCAAAGTCTACTAATTTATTGTTCCATTTTTGATAGTTGTTATAAACCTCTACAACAACAGGATAATTAACTTCAATATTATTAATAAATTCTAAGTCTTGTTGAGTAAAAGACATCTCTACATCACGACCTTCTTTTTGAAATTGTTGAACCCTTTTAAGTTTGGCATACGTACCAAATATGCCTTCAAGATCAACTAATGGGTCAGAGAATAAAGGTGCTGTTATTTGTAGTAGTCCACCAGTTCCTGTATTGCCATCAATATATGGGTTATATACTGTATCTATTTGTAAATCTTGTACATTAGTTAATGAATCAACTCCGTCAACTGTATCTGTAGCAAAACCTTTTGTAAGTAATCCTTGAAATACACCTCTAGATTTATCAGCAAATCTTAAAGCAGCTATAGCAGAAGTATCAGCAATGTTATTTATTAGTCTTACTTCTTCAAATTCTTCACTTCCTTGTAGTAATTTTTTTTCTACTTTATCTAATTTATCTACATAGTTTTGTCTTGTATCTTTAAAAAACTTTTTAATATTAGTTCTAGGATCAGCAACTGAATCTATTAATCTGTCATACCAAGGTGCTCTAGGTTGAACATATCCACCTCTATTAACTACACCTTGTAGTTCTTCAGGTATTTCTCTTTCTACCCTAGAGTAATTAGGTAGCTCATTAATAGTTGGAGCACTAGGATCATTTATATAATCATAAGCAGCCTTTAAAGCTACGTCAGAAGCATTTAAGTTATATACAGGTATCTCACCCCTTGGTGTTTTTTTAGTAAACTCTTCAACTAATTCTGTAGCCTTTTGTAATTCTATTTTTTCTTGTGTATTAGCTTCACCTGTAAATCTTCTACCTCTAGAAAATAAAGGTATATCTTTATCATCAAAAACATCTGGTACTTGTTCATAAAGTAATAAATCATAATAACTAGGATTTTTAAAAGTTTTTTGTGATACTTTTCCTGTTCCTGTCTGGTCAAAGTAAGCTATGACTTTATCATCTTGTTCAATATAAGTTAGATTTTTATTATCTCTTTCTGATGGATAAGCTGCACCCATGCCTTTTTCTAAAGAGCTATCTCTATAACCAAATTGTTTTAAAAATTGTATGGTTAATGTATTGTCATTGCTTTTATAACCTAATGGTAATTCAGGAAAAGGAGTTATGCCTGATGGTTCATCTGACTCTAAACTTTGCCTAGAAAATAAAGGTAACTGTTCTGGTGCAACTGGTTGTGTTAATTGTTCTTTAACTTGTGCAATTTTATCTCTTATATCTTGTACTCTTTTAGCATTACGATTACCTACTTCTGAACTTACATATCTGCTGTCCGCAGACTCTATACTTTCTGCGTTATATAGTTCTGTCTGTAGACTGCTCAGTTCTTGTTGTAAGCTTTGCCGTGAAAAAGTTGGTGATATTAATGGCGGACCAGTATCAAAAAATATGTCATTTCTTTTTATTTCTTCTAATTGTTTATTAGATAAATTTGTAAGTTTTCCACTTATTCTTAAAAACTCAGAAAATAAACTATCTTTTTTAGCTGGTAAACTTAATAACTTTCTTATTGATTCAGTAAATTTATCCCACAAAGTTTTTTGTGTTCCTTTGTATGGAATACTATCCATAAAATCTTGTGTATATCTATTAGTAAATCCAACAGCTAAAGTTTCTTGTATCTGTGCTGCTGCATAAACTATTTTTTGTGCACCATCTGAACCATATTTTTCTGATAATTTTCTAGCAGCTCCATCATTTATATAACCATAATAATTTTGACTACCAGTAATTCCTGTTTTTTCTTCTATTTCTTTTATTAATAATCTTCTAACTTCTTCTAAATCTTTAACAAGTTGTTGTGACTCTTTTGTTGCTCTGCCTCCTTCATAAAAATTAGTAGCAGCTTGTGTAGTTTGATGTACTAATTCGTGAAGCATGGTATCAAAATTTACACCATTGCTTCCTGGTTCAGACTGAGTACCTGGAGTATCTCGTAAATATACTTGTTGTACTAATTCATTATCACCATAAGGTTTACTAGTATTTTCATCTCTATACTTTCCGCCTGGTCTAAAAGGAGGATATGAAACACCAACCCAATCAAATGCACTACCTTTACCTATAAATCTTTGTGCACCTTGTTTTACAATTGCAAAATACCCATCAATACCATTTATTCTTTTTAATTTTTTTTGTTGAACTAATAGTCTATTAGCAATAACTCTATAGTCTTCTGTTGGTCCATTTTTAACTAACCACTCTAATACATCTATACTTTTAATATTTTCAACTTCTTTACCACGACCAGTAAGTTTATAAAATTTATCTAAAATTAATTTTCTATCTGATAGATATTCTTCAGGAGTTAATTTCCATTTGTTATATGAGTCTCCTCTTTGTGCAGCACCTAAAGGTAAAACAACACCTGTTATGGGGTCTGTATCAGCTTCTACATCATTAAAAGCTGTGGTTGGTGTAATTAAAACTCCTTTGCCAAATTCATTTTCTACAGCTTGTATATCAGAAGTATCTATTTTAGTTTCTGTTCCAGGTGTTTCTTCTATATCTTCAGGAACAGTAGTAGGTGTTATACCTAGTCCGCCTACAATACCTTGTTCTCTAGCCATAGATATTCTATCTAGCTCTCGCAAGGTTCTTACTTGTCCTCTTTCTCTAGCTCCTATCTTGCCTGATTCAATATCAGCAAATATTTCAGACGAGTCTTTGTAGCCTGATATACGCATGGATTGACCCATAGATTTAAAGAACTCAATAATCTTATCTAAAATACTTTGAGTTTTAGGTGTCACAGGTTTGAACTCTCTAGCTCTAAACATTTCTGCTATGGCTTCTTCTATATAAAGTTCTTCTACTCTTTCTTTGCTAGCTCCTCTTGATATTGCATTATTCGCAGTACCTGAGTTAATTCTTTTGGCTCTTGTATAAAAAGTTTCGTTTTTGCTAGAAGAATCATATTCAGTAGGTACTTTCTTACGCTTAACTTCTGCTCTTAAATATTGATATTCCTTTTCACTTATTAAATCTTTTTCTCTAAACGCATGAATCATTTCATGGTCAAGAACTCTATCTAAGTTTTGTAGTATTTGTTCGTCTGTTCTAGTGCCATCAGGATTAACTGCATTGAGCGATAAGAAAATAATGTCTGTATTCCTGTCATATTCGCCCTCTACTGCACCTTCTTTGGCGGTTGGTCTAGTTACCCTTGGATCAAATATAATGTCGCCAGCATCTGTTTTTGCTAATGTAGTTGTAGATAAAATATCATTACTAACTACAAGACCTGTATCACCTAATCCTGCTGCTTGTAATTTTTTCTGTAGTTCTTTTGCAAATTTATTTGTACGACCTTCTTGTATTGTTTCAGCAAAGTTAAATAACTTAGGTTCTAGTTCTTTAGGTGGTAATACTTTTTCTTGTCTTACTTCTTCTGATGTAACTAAATTAGTTATAGCTTCATCAGATAATTTATTTTTACCTAAAGACCTATCTCTTTCTAGTCTGCCACGAAACTCATCTGGAGTTTCATTAAATCCTTCTTGTCTTCTAGCAACTGTATATTCAAAGTCATCAGTAATTTCGTATTTGTTTTTGCCTTCTACTTTTCTTGCTCTACCACTACCTACTAAGTCATTAACAAATTGATCTACCGCTTCTTTATTATTTCTTATACCTTCAGGTCCAGCAGCTAATAAATCATCTTTATTAAACTCTATATTTTGTGCTGCTGCTGTAAAGTTTGCCATATCTAAACCTGTATAAGCTCTAGGTCTAAAGTCTGGAAATTTGTTTTTTGTATTGAATGCAGGCAGAGAATGTATTCTAGCTAAGAAAAGTTCTTTTGCTCCTCTGTTTCTAGTTTTAGGTATATCTTCAAAGCCTGTCCATTGCTTGGCTGCATAACGAACTGCTGGGTCGTTGAAATCTAGTTCTATATTTTTAGCTTCAGCAATAGCTTTAATGTTTTTTACAGAAACATCTACCTTATCTTTGTCTTCTCTTATAGAAGTTTCACCTGCTTCTTCGGATTTAGTAAAAGCATGATTAGCAAAACTTTCTAACAAGGCATTGTAATCTTTAGGTTTTAAAACCTTTTTAATATCTGGCATAGAGAAACTACTCTTTAACTCTAAGCCTTTACTTTCTAAATACTTGGAAGTCTTTTGTAGTTTTTCTACTTTATTCTCAAGCATTTCACTAACTGTATTAGCTGCATATGCTGATGTTTTTTCTTTATTTAATTCTTTTTTTAAATCTTCTGATAAAGAAGAATCAAATCCTATTAATGTAGATAAATTTATTTGTGTAAGGTTAGGGTCAAGTATAGTTCTTCCTAAAGTTTTAGCTGATCCACTATCAGGCATACCCATAATGTAAACGTCATTATCTACTTCTACTTGTAGTTTCTTTCTTTCGTAATTAGTTTGTTCTTTATTCTTTGCCCTCAAAGCTGTGACTTCATCAGCGTGTGTACTAATTACAGGGCTTTCTAAATTTGTGTAATCAACTACTGCAAATTGCCCATCAGGATTCTCTATAACACCTAAGTCTGGTGGTAATACATCAACAACAGCAGGAACTGGTATCTCAGGTTTTTCTTTTATTATAGGTTGTTGAAACTCTTCTACTGTTCCTTGTTCTTGAGCTTTATTGAATTTGTCTTCTGATTCTAAATTTGTTCTATTATCTCTAGCTCTTTCTTCTGCATCTTTTAATTGTTGGCTACTAACACTTCTTCTATTTGCTAAACTATTTACAAACAAATCAGCACTCGCACCAAGAATACCACCAATAGTAAACTCTTCTAATGCACTATCAAATATAGGAATTTCTTCACTATATAAACCTCTAGCTGTTAAATTTTGTGCTATACCTGCACCTGCTTCTTGGAATGCTTCAGCAGTACCTGTAGCTGCTGCTGATTTTAATCTTGTAGAAATAAGTTCTTGTACTGTAGGATTTTTTAAAGCACTTTTAGGTATGCTTCTAAACAATCTTTCTATAGGTGCTAATTCACTCATACCTATAGCACCACCAGTAAGTATGGCTACTTTTTCTGCAACTCTACCTGGTGTTTCGCCTAATGCTCTAGACTCTTCTAGTCGGTCTACTTGTTCACCCATACCCATAGGTACAGCTATTGCACCAGGAACACCAAAACGACCTACCTTGTCACTTACTATGCCTTGTGCAGCAAGCTTTCTACCTGCAAATGCAGCACCACCAAAACCAATTAATGAACCAGCTCCTTCAGCTAGCTTAGTTCCAAAGGTATCTCTGTATTTAGGATCGGATGCTAATGGTGATTCTGTAGCTACATATCTTTGATAGTCAGATATACCTTTAACTATATCGCTATCACTACCTAATGCTAAACCAGCTAAACCTTTGGCTGCTGTAGGTATCATTTGTGATAATCCTCTAACTGTAGATACAGGTTTATCTATTAACCATTCACCTAGAGAACCTTCATTAATATCAATGTTATATTCTGCCTTAACAGCATTAGCCAACTCATCCCTTTTATCAGGGGCTAAATCATTAGGAATTTTTAATGTTCTTCCATCAGGCAAATTAACTTTTTGCATATTAAGTATATGAAGCTATAAGATTTTTATTTGTACCAGACATTGCTTGTGGGTTATAGCCTGCTGTTTGTGCTTGTTGTGCTACTAAATATTGTAAAAATTGTTGTAATTGTACAACTTGTTGATCATCACCATTTTCTACAGCTAATTTTATAGCATCATTTATACTATCTATTTTTTTAGTTAATGCTGTTTCAGGTAATAATCTAGTTTCTTCTTCTAGTTTTCCTGTTTGTGCTCTTAAAAATCTAGCTTCTAAACCTGCACGTTCAGCAGCAGTTTTTCTTTCAGCAGAAGCACCAGCTACACCAGCTATACCTTGACCTAATTCACTAATGTTTTTAGCACTCATAATAGTGCCACCTAATTGAATTAGATCAGTCGGACTAAATCCACCACCTAAACCTTTTTTGGTATCTTTTTGTGAAGCTTTAAGATTTGCTAATTGTATATCTTGCATTAACTTTTGATAATCTTTTTCTGCTTGAGTAAGTTCACGTTCTTCTTGTTCAGGCATTTGTTCACTATCGCTTAAAGCATAATCAAAAATAGGTGAAGCTGAAAGTCCTAGTAGACCTGCTCTTGTAGGAGAAAATTCTCTTGATCCAATAATTGGAGGAGGTTTTTTACCAGATAAAATTGTTTTACCTTGTGTACTATCAGCTAAAAATTTTTGACCTGACTTACTAGTAACAGTATCTGGACCTTTTTTAGTATAAAGTTTTTGTCCTTGTCTACCTAAAAATCTTCCAGCATCTCCTAAACGACCTGATTGATATAATCCTTTTAATCCTAATCCAGCTCCTCTAGCCAATAAAGTTCCAGGAATTAACATAGAAGCATCTAATAATGCTTGACTGTAATCTAAGCCATCTTCATCTGTATATCTGTCATATATAGAATCACCTAAACCAGATATAAATGATCTATCTAAAGGACTCATTGCTGGACCACCTACTGCATAACCAGTTATACCACCACTAGCCATCATCATAGGCTGTTGCATTGGTTGTTGCATAGGAGCAGAGGCAGGCATACCCATAGGCTCTGAAGAGAAACTATCAGTTGGAGCTGATTCAGACGGCATACCTGCTTGCAAACCTTTAGGCTGCATAAACTCACCAACAACTTCTTCTGCTACTGTAGTAGTAGGTTGTGGTTGTGCTGCTGCATAAGCCTTTTCATTAGCAGTTCTTCTCTGTATTTCTGATAAAACTAAATACTGAGGAAACCTACTACTTGGGTCTTGTGACATTTGTGCTAATTGTTCTTTAGGCACATACTCTAGTTCATTAGAAAGTTGTACTAAATTTGGCATTATCCTCCTCCATATCCTTTATATAGACCTAAACCTGATAAACCAGCACCTAAAGCTTGTTGGAATAATCCAGGTTGTTGTGTAAATGTACTTGTACTTGCTTGAGGTGCTACTGGTACACCCCTTAAAAGATTACTAAAAAATCCTAGTTGATCTTTAGAATATCCTTGCTGTCTCAAGAAATCATCATAACCCATATCTAGGCTAGCTTGCTGTAATGCTCTTTCTTGCGATCCTATTCCTAGAAGTGCTTGTATTCTAGAAAGTGCAGCTCTTTCATTTTCTGTGCCTAATCCAATAAGTCCTTTGGCTTTAGCTAAAGCAGTACGAGAAGACATGTCATAAGCACTCTGTGCAAATTTTTCTTTTGCTTGATTTGCTGCTTCTTGTTGTTGCTGTGCATTTAATCCAAGTTTGGCTGCTTCTGCTCTTGCTCTTTCTCCAGCTTGATAAGCTTGCAATCTTTGTGCTCCTGCTTGTTGGCTTGCTTGTGCTTGTGTTTGAAAAGCTGATTGTCTATATTTTTCAGCAGCTTGTCTTGAAGCTTCTGTTTGTTGTTGTGCATTTAAACCTAATGCAGCAGCTTGTTGTTTTGCTTGTTGGCTTGCTTGATATGCACCTTGAGCAAATCTTTCTTGTTGCTGTCTAGATTGTTCTTCAGAAGTATATTGTTGTAGACCAAATTTCGCAGCACCTAATTGCGAAGCTCTTTCTCTTTCTAGTTGTGCTTGTGCATTTTGAAAAGCTTGTTGTGATCCTCTAGTTTGAATATCTCCTAACTGTGTACCTAAGTTTCTTTGACGTTCAGATTGCATAATAGCTTCACGATATCCGCCTAGTCCACCTGATGCTGCTGCTGCATCTTGATTTCTTGAAGCCATCATTTGTGATTGTCGTATAGCTTCTCTTTTTTCTATATCAGTAACATTTTGTTGATAAGGAGACATAAATCTTTGTAGATTTTTTTCATACTCAAGAGGATTAAAAGCTTCACCAGCAGTCCTTGCGGTATATGCTGAACCTCTTGTTTCAGGTCTGTATCCTGATGTTATTTGTTGACCTGCATAACTAGAAGGACCTAAATTTCCAGCAGCATAAGTTGGTCCAACATTTCCTGCTGTATAAGAAGAACTAAAAGTTCCTGGTGTATAACCTTGATCCCCATATGCTGCAAGACCTGTTAAGGCTGTACCTGCATCTGTATATTGTTGAGGAGTACCAGAAGCTGCATAGCCTCTAGTCATAGCTTGTCCTGTTAATTCATCAGGAGAAAAATAAGCTAATCTTGCTCCGCCATAGGGAGTATATCCTTGTAAACTTTCTGCTTCACCACGTTGTAATAGCCGTTTAAAATACGGCTCAACGTATTCAGGTAAATCAGTATTTGTTACAGTAGTTTCTGTTGGTTGGCTTCCGCCTCCTCCGCCTCCACACATAATTAAATCCTCTTTTTAGTTAAAAAACCCACATCTTGATAACCATTCTTAATCAAAAAATCTTTATAATTGTCTGTCTTTAAACCTGTGCTAGCACCAATACAAAGCTCCACTGCATTTTTTACTTTTGCCCAGTCTTCAAATTCCGATAACATTTTTTCTATTCCTTCATAGGCATGCTTTCTATACTCTGGTAAAAATATAACTATTAAATCTTCTGCTAATTTTTCTTTTGAAAAATAATACTCAGTTATGTATCCTACAAAAGCACCGATAATTATGCCATCTAAATCCGCTACCCAAGCAAAAACATCTGATCCTGGTATAGCTGCTTGGCTTGCAAGATAATTAAATTTTTCTTTATCCCAGCCTGATACATTAAATAGACTGCTTTCTTGAAAACCTCTTGCAATTGCCTCACACTGATCAAGGTCTTTATTTTCGTAAGCTCTAATAATCATTTGGTTTTTTCCTGTTGATCAAATTGCATTTCAAAAAGTAAATTATTTTTTTTCCATTTTGTATCTTTATCTGTAAGCCAATTACCCATTCCTTCTCTTCCTACAGCTTCTATACCATGACAATTATTTCTTACTGCCCAATCTAATAAAATTGGTTTACCTATTTCCATCCAGTCTTCCATATTTTTACCAGATAATTGCAATATATTTAACATTTTTAATCCAGTTGGATATAAAACAAAATTTGTTACAACACATCCTTTAACAATGTCTTCATTTGTATTATAAACCACCCATAAATTTGCATGACTATCTATTAATTGTTTATAAATAGTATCAATAGTATGTCTTCCGTTTGATCTTTTACAAGCACGCTCTAAAAATTTATCAACATACTTCCAAACTAAATAAATATCTGAGGGTAATACAGCAGATATTTCTATATTATTTTCTAATTTTTTTGCTGGTTCATTCATGCTGGCAACATTCCTCCAGCATTAGCTAATCTTGGTGCTTGTTTTGTAGTACCAGTTTTTTCTTGTCTAACTCTATCCATCATGTCATAAAGTTCTTTAGAACCAGCATCTGAACTGCCATCTCCTAACATTGATACTACATCAGCAGGAACAATAAACTCATCTTGTGATACAGCTATTCTTTCTTTATCGCCTATCATACCTCTTAGATCGTCATCCATTCCTCCTTCACCATTACCTTTTATTTGTCCTTGTGTTTGTGCTCCTGGTACTACAGATTGCAACACAGCTTCTCTAAGTTGCATAAATGCTTCATTACCATATTTAGTTAAAAACATATTTAGTGCTTCTTCATTATTTGATTCACCTAATAAAAATGCAGTTACTTCTTGAGTAAGAGGATCATTCATCATAGTCATGCCACCTTCTTGATATCCCATTTTATCTACAACATCAGGTGCTACTTTATTTAAAGCTTCTAATCCTTTATTAGGTAATTGACCGCCTTCAGCCATAGTCAATGAATCCATTTTTGATCTATTTAGTTGATCTTCTGTTAAACCAAATGTATTAAGAGGATTAAAACCAGCTAAAGTATTTGCACTTAAAGTATCTGTTACACCTAAATTAGTAGTTGTATCAAGTTGATTGTAAGGGTCAAAAGCAGATAAATCTAATGTATTGTTAAGTGTATTATCTGTTGTTGTAAAAGAATCTATTCCTGCATTTATATTATCTAGATTAGACAAAGCATCTATATCAAAAGTATCATTTAAATTATTATTTATATTCGTATCTAAACTATCTGTCATTAAATTATTATCAAGATTTATTAAATCATCCATATTGGTAGGATCATTAACTTCAAATTTTGGATCAACTGTATAATCTAATGGATTAAATCCAGTAAGATCAATGTTTGAACCCATAAAATTTATATTAGATAAATCTAAAGAATCAATTAAATCTTGTATATTGTCAGGAATTGTATAATTATTGGGATCAAATGATTCATCAATAATCGGTTCTTCTTTTGTTATGCCGTCAACTGTTGGGTCATAAACTCCTTCAGTTCCATCAGTAATTCCTAAATCTTCACCAGTTATATCTATATAAGGTGCAGGTTGTGTAGTGCTGTATGGAACTAATCCTGCTGGTGCTTCTCCTGTATATGCACTAAATGGATCAATAGATGCTTGTCGCCCTTCAGGTGATATTACTAATGGATCACCGCCATATCCTCCTTTAGTGCCTGTATATGTATCTAAAACGATTGGAGGACCTCCTGCTTCTAAACCTGATGCTGGAGCTGATATTGTAGATGGATTAAAATACATAGTTTCTGGATTAAAACCAGCCATAAAATTTGGATTTACATCATAAGCTTGTCTTGCAGGTGCAAATATTTGTGGTAATTCGCCACCAGTTATATTTTGACCACCTACGCTATCAATAGCAGCTCTCATATCGCCACCCATAAAATATCCTGTTCTTCCACCTTCTGCTGAGTAAAGAATAGGTTCAGGATTCATTAATTCATTCTGTCTCTTTTTTTCTTCTCTTTCAGCTTGCATTCTAGCCATCTGTTCTTCGTAGTCTGCTTGCATCATATCCATACCATACATAGTTCCAGTAGTTCCTAGTGTGGCTAATGCTAATGGATCATTCATGGCTGCTGAACCAATATTAGAAAGTCCTTGTCCTAAATTAAAATTATCTCCTTTTCCAAACATAGTCGTAAAATCTTCTCCAAACGTAGCTGCACCTGGTCCTGCAATATTGCCAGAATATGTTGCAACTGCATCTTTGCCTCCTTGTGCAATAAACTCAGAAGCATCAGGCATCATATTTGATAATTGCATTTGTCCTGCTTGGTTTAAAACTGGAGGAACAGGACCTACAAGTGTTGAAGAAGCTTGTCCTGCTTGTGCTAAAGTAGGGTCTTGTAAAAGAACATTAGTATTTATTTTTGTTGCAGCATCAGTAGCCCCTTGAGCTCCTTCAGCAAATTTTGATGCTTCTGCTCCTCCACCAAATATTCTTGCTCCCATACCTGCTGTAAGACCTGCTTTTAATCCTTCTTTAATATCACCTGTAACTGCTGTTTGTGCTAGACCTGCACCAATACCTGCTGCTGCTGCTTTACTTAATCCTGCTGTTGCTAACCCTCCTAGTGTACTACCAGCTAAAAGACTGCCACCTAGCATTGAACCAAATATAGGTGCTAGAAATGGTAAGAAAGCTTCTGGTTGTCCAGTTTGAGGATTAACTGTTATAGGCATAGCTGATGCTAAACCTTTAACCTCTGCTGGATTAACGTGCAGTAACATAGAATCGCCATAACGACCTTGTGCTGCTACGTTTTTAGTTTGTTGTTGTATATCCATAGTATCTCCACCTTGTTGCATTATTCTAATATCACTTCTACCACCCTCACCTGTTCCTTCTTGAGGTCCATAATAACCCATAAAATTTCTTACTTGACTGTAAGGATTAAATCCAGCTTCACCTACACTAGATAAATAATCTTCAAATTTACCTAATCCTTGCCTTCTTGTTTTAGGTTTAAAATCGTAAACATCTTGTATTCTATAACCACCATCTTCTTGTGGTATAGCTGAAGCTTGACCTAAAAAAGTTTTTAAATTGTATGCAGGATTTTGTAATTTATTTAATAATCCTAATAGACCCATGTCTCCACCAACATCGGCATATTGAGCACCTTCTTGTGTACTTTCATAATCTTTATACTCAATAGCATAAGGATTTAAACCTGATTCTTCTTTTTCGGCTATTCTTTCTGGTGTTTGACTTCTAGCTATAACTTTTTTTAAAACATCTCTTTCTTCTTTTGATAAATCTTTTTCTGTTCTGTTTTGTCCAGGATTAAAAATTTGTCTTATATTTATAGGCAAAAAAGATTCTTTTTCTATAGTTTTTTTTTCTTGTACTGCAGGTGTAACTACAGTTGTAGGTTTAGGTGTTGTAGATTTAGGTCTTGTACTTTTGAATGCACCACTTTCTTCTTGTATAAAAAATGGATCAGATTGATTTACTTTTTCTACACTAGAAGATTTTTTTGTTTTAGGTTTTTCACGACTAGGAATATCTAAAGTTTTACCTGCAAATATTTTATTAACATCTTTAATATTATTTAGTTCAGCTAATTTTTTTACAGAAATATTATTATCTTTAGCTATTTGACTTAATGTATCACCAGATTTAATTTTATATTTCATTACCTTTCCTCTAAGGTTTCACATCCGAACACATTAAAACTCATATTAACTGCACTCGTATAAACCTTTAATACATCTGTTTGATTAAGGGTTATACCTATAACTATAGCTAATGAGTCATTAGCTGCAACTGATTTGTCATAATATAAAAACTGTTTATCATCTGCACCTGCACCAGCTACATGAACGCTTAGTCTAAAAGTTATAGCTGATCCTGTGCGATTAGCTGCCACAATAGAACTAATTGTAGTCTGTGTCATATCAGGCACAGTATATAAAACTGTTGTTGTTGTAGCTGCTGGGTCTAATTGACCTAATACTTTTAATATATCAGCCATGTTTTATTCCCATTAATAAAAATTGTTTGCGTATAACAGACTTACTAGTAACTGAATCTTGTAATTTTTGTATATTAGTAATTTTTGTATTTATACTTTCTATTGCTTGTTCTATTGTTCTTCTTGTAACTGCTTCATTATTAGAATCATATTCTATATCTGGTGCTGGTAATGGTACTGTTTTTATTTGAGCCATTATCTTTTTCCGTCTGGTCTAATTTCTAATCTTAAATCTCCTAATCTCCATCCATAATCACTAGATGAATTAGATATACGCATAGCTGCTTGTCTAGTTCTAGCTCTTGTATTTTCAAATGTAGAGGCTGGTGTTACGTTTATAGTTTGTAAAGTAGATAAATCTTGTAAAGGATAATCTCTACCTTTAATAGTAAAAGTAACACTATCACTTGTTGATTGTTGATCCCTAAATTCAATATCAGGTATTAATTTAGATATAAATGTAAATCTTTCTCCGTCTGGAGCTAAATCAAAATCACTAGACTCTATGTAAGCAGTAAATGCTTCACCATCATTACTATGTCCTACTTCTTGATTGTAGAGATAGTTAGTATTAGTGCCTGTTGTTTTAGCAGCAGCTAATGGAAAATCTAATGAAGGTGCTTCTATCCATGCAGTTCTTGTAAAGCCATCAGATGTAGTTCCTATAGACCATGTATTTTCTAAATAATTATAAATAACATATTTATCTATTTCTAAACTATTAGCTGAAGGATAAAACCAAATGACTTCATTATTGTTTTCATTTGATGTTCCAAATATTTTAAATTGTTGACCTAGATTTATATCTGAATATATATGATCTAATACAGTACAAGCCAGTCTTTGTGCATTTCCTGAGTAAGAATAAAATCCACCCCTATCCATAAAATAAACTCTGTTATTGGCATTAACTGCTGCATTAGGTGCTATAAGTGAAGGACCTTGTGCTACTTCTGAAAAAGAAAATATAAATGGTTCACCTACAAAACGCATAGATACTATACCTACATCAGTCCATATAAGTATTTCTTGTCTCGTGCGTAATGCACCAATAATTGTAGAGCCTTGTGATAGCTGTACACCACCTGCTTGATTAGTTGATGTAGGTGTCCAATCAATAGAACTTTCTTTATCTGACCACCTTACTAACAAAGGGTCTGCTGTTGATGCACCTATAGTATTAGCTCCGAAACAAATAATATGTTTGTCTACGTCTGACATCATTATTTGTAAAGCAATAATAGGTGGATTGCTTGCACCTGATAAATCTGAAAAAGCTACCGCTCTTTGTGTAGCACCTGCACTTTCATCCCAAAGAAATATGCCACCACCCCTAATACAAGATATAAGATCATCTCCAAAATTATCTTGTGACCATAATCTTAACTGACTAGAAGCTGATATAGGACTTACTGAACCAAATGTGCCTGCACCCCAAGTACCTGCACCCCAACCTGTTCCTTTAACAAAAACATCTAAACCTATACTTATTTGATAAGAACCATCTACTGCTGAACCACCATTATTGATATCATCTGAGTTTGCTGTAACTGTATTTCCGTCTGTATCTTTAGCTGTTATAGTGTATGTATTAGTAGTTAAAGTTTTTAATATTTCATATTCTTGATTTAAAACATCTGCTGTTATTAATCCACCTAAACTTACTGCTTGTGCAAATGTAACAAAATCTCCTGTTTCTGCACCATGACTTGAATCAGTTACAGTTATAGTAGAAGAACCATTTGTTGCTGCAAAAGTTATTGAATTTGTGCTTGTTTTTCTTATAGGAGTTATATCATTAAAATTATTACCCTGTTTAAGATAATATTTTAAATGTGTACCTACTCCAACATAATCTGTTTGTCCTTGGTCTCTATAAGAATGCAAGCTTCTACAAGTGCCTTGAAAATTATTTAAAGTATTTTTTTCCCATCCTGCTATCTTTTCTGGTCGCCCTTTGCGAAATCTTACTTTATCAGAGTCAAACCAACCACCCTCATTAGAGTAGTTAGTTCCTTCTTTATTTATTCCTGGTTTAAAAACAAATTTTGCTAATGGCATTCTAGACCTCAATCCATTCCTTGCCTTCAAAAAGCAATGCTTCCGCTTCTCTTCGTCTAATTAATCCTTGCAATGTTTCTCCTCCAGCTTTGTTCCATCTTTTAATTTGTGATGGTGTTGTATGATAATCACCTGCGTTAAGTAATTTTAGTAATGTTGACTCACCAAGATTAGTTGGTCCTAAGTTATAAACCCAACAAACTAAAGCATCGAATTGGTTCTGTTTTAAGGGCACTTTAACCATATCATTGATATAGCCTTCATATTCAGGCATTTCTTCTTGTAATAGATGTTCTGCTTCGTCTTGGTTTATCTTATCGCCTTCCTTAACATTTTTTGTATGCCCGTAGCCAATTGTCAAAACATTTACTGAGTCTCTATATGCTTCTAGTTCACAACCTTCAAACTTCTTTATTAAAGCTATTCCTTCTTGTGATATATTCATATTACTCCCCTGTATCAGGTTTATTTGTAGTAACCTTTTTATAATAGACAACAACTTGTTTAAGTTCATTTATATATCTTTTTAACTCCTGCATATTGTATGACATGATTTCATAATCAGGTACAGACATAGCAAAAAAAACTATTTGTCCATGTTCCTTTTCTACTCTTGATAGAAACTCATCTACATTTTTATCAGAAACTACATACCAATATGGCTCTTTTAAATCAATCTGCCTTGGCATAACAGGTTGTACTATTTGCCTTTCTAAAGGCTTAGTAGTTATTTGTACGTTTTGTTTACTTGGAAACAGACTGCAACTGTAGACCATCATCAAGATCATCAATGCTGCGACTGTCTTCTTCAATACTATCAAATACATTCTTTGTTCCTTTATTTACCCTTGGTTCTAGCAAAGATGGTTTAGCTGCTGCAAGTTTTGTTAAATCATGTCTTTTAAATATATCTAAGTATCTAGACATTTCTAACTGTATAGATTGATTTTTGCTTTGTATTTCTAATAAGCCTTCTGTTTGCAATTTAAAATCACTTTGCAAAGATTCAATAGCAGCTTTCTGTTCTTGATCTCTTAATTCAAATGCTTGATTTAAAGCAGATAATCTTGAATTTTCATTCCAAAGAAAATATCCAATTATTGTCATAACTGCAATGATACCTATTAAAACTTTACTCATATCTTATGCCCATGTATAAACCTGTAGTGGTTTAGCTTTACCTTTAACTTCTATAGGTTCTAATAATTGTAGCTTAAAATCACTATATTTGGCAGTTTCTTCGCCTATCAAAACTCCTACTCCAGCAACCTTAGTGCTTGATTCTAATCTAGCAGCTACATTACAAGGATCACCAATAAGACTAAAAGCAAACCTATCTGTTGCACCAAAGTTACCAGCTATGCAAACTCCTGAATTTACACCTATTCCTATAGCAACTTTAGGTATGTCTTCTTTTGCAAATTTAATGTTTAACTGGTCAATATTCTTTTCTATTTCTTTTGCAGCCTGTAAAGCAAGATTATGATGATTATCTTGTGGAATAATTGTATTCCAATGAAACATACCAGCATCTCCAATAAACTTATCAGTACAACCAAAATATTTATTAGCTGCTTGTACTTGTACATCTAATACAGAATTCATTATGTACGTTACCATTTCAGGTTCTACTGACTCTGATAGGCTAGTAAAACCTCTAAGGTCTGTAAATATAATAGAACAATCAACACGCTTACCATTTACCTGACAAAGTTCTGGATTATCTTGTAGCTTTTTGACCATTCTAGGATCAAGGTATTTACCAAACTGTCCTTTAATTTGTTGTCTAAGTTTATATTGTTCCCTAAATCTTAAATAAAATGCTGTTGAGCCTGTAATAAATTGTGATATTAATGCCCAAGTAACGTCAATTAAAAGTCCTTGTTGTATTAAATAGTATCCAAAAAAACTTACAGATAAAAATAAAAAACTGGTTGTTATAATTCCTGTTGTAATTCCAAAAATATTTATTAATAGCCAGGTAAGCATTATCAGCGATATCAATATAACTATTTCTAAGGCTAGTGCATAATCAGGTATATATGGACTATCTTGTATTAAGATTGACTCTGCTAAAGCAGCTTGTATTTTGTGAGGCTCAAGTAACTTGTTATTTGGTACTGCTATTTGAGGCATTATTCCTTTAGCAGTAAAACCTACAAATACAAACTTTCCTTCAACATCCATATCTTGTAAATTAGTTTGTGGTGTATCTACAAAACTTAACCACTTTCTACCAAGACTATCTGTTTTTACTGGAGGCAAACCTCTAACCCTTATTTCTTCTATTCCATTAGGATTAGATTTAATAACATATGTATCTGCACCAACTAAAATTTTTAATACTTCTGTTCCATATGCAGATACCCATCCATCATTTGTTTTTAAAAGTAATGGTAAACGTCTTACTAAACTATCTACATCAGTTCTAGCTACTGCTATACCTTGATTAGCGTTTTGTTTTAGTATATCTATATTCTGTACAACACCCTGTGCAGATATACCCTGTGGTTCATCACCTAATATTACTGTTCCTGTTGTAGGAGGAAATGATTGATTGTTATTTTCAAACATTGCCAAAACACTAGGAGCATAAGATAAAGATTCTGCAAACTCTTTATCCCCACCAAATCTATCAGGTTGTGGAAAAGCGATTACCCAGCCAACACCTAAAGCTCCCTTTTGTATCAACTGCGATTGCACCTCTGCAAGCCTTTGTCTTGGTAATGGATAACCGCCTTCTTTACTTATATCATCTTCTGTAATATTAAGTATTGTAAAATATCCAGAAGGTTCTTGTTCAGGAACTAAAGCATCAAATGTTTTTAATTTTAATATTTCTAAAATATTAACTTGCATAACAAATGGAAGTGATAGAACTATAACTAAAACTAATAATACTTTTTTCACGATCCTTGAGTTATTTTTATTGTTGTTGAAGAACCGCCATTAACTTTAACAGTATTAGATACTCCATCTTGTATAAGTATTACTGTATAACTACCAGAACCATTAAGATTTAATTTTGCACTTTGATTGACTGTTCTAGTAAAGCTTATGTTTTGACCAGATATTATAGTTGTTATCTGTGTGTCTTTATCTTGTCCTATTTCTGTACCAGCTATACGAATACCAACACCACCTTGTTTAAGAGCATCTTCTTCTTTAGATAGTGCTAGTGCATCTAGTACGTTAAGCAAGTCTTCTAAAAAGTTTACATCTAAATAATTTATATCTAGTTCTGTAAATTCTAGTTCTGCTTCTGCATCTAAAAAATCTTCAGCAAGATAATCTATATCAAGATCATCAAACTCTAAGTAATCTACTGTTGTATTAGATTGTGTTTCTTCTATCTGTTGTTCTACTTCTTGTGGTGGATTAACAATCAACATGTTATCAATTAAGTCCAGGGATATATCTAAAGTAACAGGTTTAGTAGGATTGTTTTCATATACAGATACTGTGGT